GCAACCCGGTCGTTTCGATCACCGGGAAATTTGTGCTCGGGTACACATTCGGATTAGCAGAGGCAAAGACGCCCTGATCCCACACCCCTATGACCGGGTTTCCTCCGGGCGGCTTGAGGATGAAATTACCATCGAGATTTTCAATGGCCGCTGTTGCGTCAACCCAATTAGTGGTCGTCTGCGTGCTCGGAGGATTTGTGGTGACAACCCCGAGACCTTCCCCGCAATAGATCGTATTTGATATAGACGGATCGAAGCGAATAGACGAGGTAAAGAGCGAAGCCGTCGAAGCCCCTCCGGAGCCCGCGAGCGTGTGTATGATCCACGGAATAGTCGGGCTCGTATAAGAATGCCCAGTTTTTCCGGTCCACGTCGCGCCGTGATCGGTCGAAATGCTTAAATTGCTATCATCATCGACAACGACAACTCGTCCGGTTGTGTTCGGATCGGATGCGATAGCGTGTAATGTTGATCCACCAGCGCCCACCGTTTTGGCGGCCCATGACGAACCGTTGTATACTTGAACGACGGTCGCGCTGCTGTCCGTCACTAGATAAACAAAGCCGTCAGAGCTGACATCCATGCATTGATGCGTGGTCGGCGTGCTGGTTGTCAGCGTCCAGCTCGTGCCTCCATTGGTCGAGTGATAGACGCCCGTTCCATAAGACGAAATATAAATGCCTTGCGTCTTGCCGCTGACCACGGCAGACGATGGATCAAAGGCGACTACATACCCGGCAGTAGTAGGCGACGGCGCGGTGATGCCGGTCAGCGCCGTCCATGTTGTTCCGCCATCGTGGGTAATGAACGCTCCTGCCGGAACCGTCGCTATGACGGTGTTTTCGTCCTGCGGATCAACCGCCATCTTGTGGGTGTAAAAACGATGCGCGTCGTTCGCGTCTGCCGTCAAATCTTGTGTGAAAGTCGTTCTTGTCCAGGTCGCGCCTTTGTCGAGGCTCTTAAATACGATGCCCGTGAAGATCATATACAGATGGCTGGAATTGTTTGGCGCAATCCTTATCTCGTACACTCCCTGACCATTGCCCTCAAAATTATCGGTTCCCGGCATCGACGCACGGGTGGTAATTAAACCCCACAACCCGCTATTGTAGAGAAAAGCCATTGCCGTATCGGTACGGCAAACCTTGGTGCCGTCAGGGGCAATATCAATGCCTGTGACGAAGCCACCACCGCCGAGTTTGAGACGAGAAAATGTGGTCGTCATGCGTGTTTCACCGGCAAAAATTGGAGTCGCAAATGATAGCGTTTTTGTGGGCGATTTTTAACGGCGATTTCTCCGCAGAACAGGTCGAGGACGAGACGCAGTGGCACAAGTGCGCCACGCCGCGATTTGTCCGCTGGAAACACGGCAACATAGGCCAGACCATGCGGAAGCGGCTTCCGAACGGCCATTGGGCCTATGAACAGGCGGATAAGGTCCATCACCAATTCCCAAACCCTGACGGCACCGATTGAGCGTAAGAAGTCGCGCCGAAATTAGCGGTGCCCGCGTCATTCAGCGTTGCAAGGGATAACACCGGAAACCAAGGACCAGCGGCCATTGTGGAAAAGCTAATGCCGCCCGTGTTGGTGGCTGGGTTTTGGTTCGCAAGAATATCGTTGTTCCAGCCGCCAGCGTTTGTTCGGAACCATATTTTGTGATTGCCCATGTCAACAGAGACGCTGACGGTATCTCCGGTTAGGAAGCTGGCGACCGGGCTACCGGTGGGATTTGCGCCATTCAACCAGACCTGGCCGTCCGAATTGACGGCGATGGCATTATTATCATTGCCAGAGAAGGCAGTCAGACTTGCGGTTGAGTTTGAAATGCCGACGAGAAGCTGCGCCGTCCGCACATCCATATGTGCTTCAAAATAATATAGGCCCGTCGAGTGAGATGCGATGGCGCGGACATTGTTGGCGCCCGACGTGTTTTGAGCGGCGGTCAGGTTGGCGTTCGATAGCGTGATGCCGGCTGATTTGTCGGCCGGATTCCATGTGGTGGGCGGCGACCCGCCGCTAGCCAACGCCTGAGTATAAATGACGCGCCGGTTGACGACGTTCGTTGTCACGGCGCACCGCCTTGGCTCTTACAGGACCTCGTAGAAGATGTCCGCGCCGATCAGGCCCGCTGCGCCGACGTTGGCTGACGAGAGCACGGTCTCGGAGTTCGAGGTCGTCGCGGTGCCGACCGAAACCCATTCTTCTTCGGATCCGGGGTTGGTCTGCCACTGGATGATGCCGCCGAAGGCATTGAACGACAGGTTTGCCCTGGGGATCGTGACGGCCGGCGAGCGGTTCGGAGCGGTGGCGGCGGCGACCATCGCGACCGGCAAGGTTGCGGCGACCGATGCCGCGATGTTGGCATAGCCGTCGGTGTTGGGGAGCGCCAGCGCGGTCGGCGTGATTGCGAGCGTGGAGGACCGCGCCAGCATGGTTGCGGTGACCGCCGATGAGGACGCCTGCCCTTGCAACAACACCTTGCTGATTTTCAGGATATCGGTGGCCGAGCCGGCCTTGAGTGCGGCGAAACTACCCGCAGCCAGAACGCCATCGGCCTGTTGTGCCGGGGTGAACGATGAGATTTGGAAGATGCGCTTTGCCATGACTTAGGCTCCTTTCAGGAGGTTGGGAATAGCAGGCTGGGACTTCCCAACGCTTCCTGCTTTTTGACTTCATCAATTACTCTTGCGAGCGGTTTATGCACTTGATCCGGCAAACTCAGCCTGAAGGCGCAACCATCACAGAGATAGTTGCCGCAAGAGCAAGAATGCCGTTCGCGAGTACGTTCCGGATTTTTGACAACCCAGTTATGGCACTCGCAGCACGTCATGGTGTCGGCCTCAAAGACCTTGCCCTCGCGCGCCAGCTTCGGGTCATAGCCGGCCCAGCGCGCGACATCCTCGGGGAGCCCCGGAGAGGCGCGGTGGTCGACCATGAGGTAGCCCATTTGCTTCATTTCAACGCCTCGTGCAGTGCGGAAACCTTCTGCTCGTAATCGGCCCTGAGCGCCTGGGTGTCGGTTTCCAGTTTGGCTACCGCAGTCTCGCGCGTGGCCACGTCGGCCTCGGCGGCCTTCACTGCGGCCTCGCGTTCGCTCAGCGCACTCTCGCGGGCGGTGAGGTCGTCGTTGTGATTGGCGTTGGTCTCTTGCACGGCGGCCAGTTGGGCTTCGCGGTCGTCGAGCGCCTTGGTGCGCGCCGATGCCGTCAGATCGAAATCGTCGCGTATTTTGGTGGCCTCGTCGTACTGGGCTTGCACAGCGGCGCGCTGGGTCACGAGTTCGGCCTGCGCGTCCTGCGCCGCCTTGGTGGCATCGAGCGCGGCCTGCTTTTCCGCAGAGAGTTCATCGAGGCGTTGCTTGGACGCAACTGGATCTGCGATGACCGCCAGCAACGCGTAGGCGTTGGCGGTATCGGCAGGGGTTCCGGTTGGCGTCAGAGAGAACATGAACTTTCCTATGTCGTCGCGATCACTGCGGCCTTGAACGCCGCGCCGAGCGGAACACCGTGATATTCGGTTTGGCCGATCGCCATTCGGCCGCTGCCGAGACCGGCGGACTGCACCGTCGCGGTCGGATTGGTGCCGAAGGTCACGCCGCAGATCGCGTCGGTATGGACGCGCACCAGCCCGGTCTTGGCGTTGAAGGCGGCGGTCTGCGTCGATCCCGCGGTGATCGCGATCGCCTGCTCGACCAGCGGCGGCTCCTGCGGCACCTGCGTCTGCCGGCCGGCCTGCATGATCGCGATCGTCGCGTATTCCGTGACGTAGAGAAAAGCCATTTAGCCTCACCTAAACAAAAAGAGCGGGCAGGAATTCCGCCCGCCCCAAGTCGGATACGCGGCCAAGAACTATTCGACGTAGCGCAACTCGCACGACAGCGTGCCGCCGGTGGTGATCGCGGTGGTGACCTTCAGGAAGATATCGAAGAAGCCGCCCGGGTCCGCCGTGAACTGGGTAGCGCCGAGCGTCACGAGGTTCTGCCACATCGGGATGTTCTGCATCGCGGGCGTGAAAGTGCCTTGGTAGGCGTTGGCGATGATCGGGCCGGTGGGGATAGTGCTGCCAAACAGCGCTTTGGCGGCACCAAACAGCTTATTGTCGACCGGGCCTGCCAACTGCACGACGCCGCCAGCCAGCGACGGCGGCGTGCCATCGGTGGTAGAATCCGAGAAGGCGACATTGATGTCGGCAGCACCGGCGGTAAGAATGGCGCTGAAAATCTTGAGATCCTTGACCTTGGCATTGGTCGGGAAGCGGCAGAGACGATAGGTCGACGTGGTATCGTCGGCCGACACCGGGGCGACTAAATCGTTGATGACGAGCTCGGGGCCCGGAGCGCCTTCGCCAATGGTGTTTGAAACCACCGGGCTCGCGTCGAGGTTGGTGATCGAAGCGGATTTGAGAATGTGGCCGGCCATTTGCGGTTCTCCCTAGAGATTAAGCTGGAAACCAGCGGCGACGACCTGCTGGGGGTTTTGGAAGAAGCGCTCGAACGCCTCCAGCATATTGCTGATGTCCTTGCGGGTCAGAGCGGTGCCGTCCTGAATGCGCAACTCGACCTGATTGGTGCCGGCGGTGGTGGCCGTGCCGGTGAGGAAGTCGGAGTATTTGAACCCCTCGACCCCATCGTTGAGCGCGACGTAATGATCTGCCATCGGCTACTCCTTAAGGCGTCACGTCGGCGGCGGCCGAGGTATCGGCGCACAGCACTTGCAACAGCCGGCCCGGCTCAAGCCGCGTCGCGCCGGACGACATCATGGTGTAAATCTGGTAGGGCAGGCCGGTCAGATCTTTGCGCTGGTCGACGTCGTTCAGGGTGTCCTTCCAGATGCCGAGGTAGAGGCCCGATTTCACATAGGCCATGTTCTGGCGCACGTTCGAGGTCGAGGTCAGGCGCTCGGAATACTTGATGGAAAAACCGAGGAAGCGCTCGACAATGCCATCCTGCAGCACCGGGCGATCGTTGAATTCGGTGGAGACCACCTGCACCTGGTTGAGCAGATCACTTTCGCCCTGGCTGTTGGTGATCCAGGTCTTTGGCTCGTCCTGCGGCACTTGCGCCTTGCGCAGGATGCGCTTGGCTTCGATCATCTTGGCAACCGTGAGGCCAGAGGCCGCCGACGATCCGAGGGTCGACGCCACCTGCCAGCTTGCGGTCGAAAAGGTCTCGGTGGTGAAGGCGTTCGGCGCGTTGCCGTCGCCGAGCAGCGCCGTGCCGAAAGCAGCGCCGATAATGCGATCGTCCCATTCGCGGGCGACCGCGGCGGCGGCAGCGGTGGTTTCCTGCGAGGTCGGATCGATTGCGGTTTTCAGCTTGTCAAAGGTATCGATCAGTTGCTGGGCGTCTTTGTCGACCGGGGTCACCCAGCGCCGAGTGAAATCGACGTCCTGACGCGCGATCGGGGCGAAGCGGCCTTGCGGCGTTTTCATCTGGACGGCGCCGGCATACTGGATCGGGGAGGCCTGCTTGCCGACGTGGAACCCTTCCATGACCGTGCCGCGCAGCATCGATTGCGTCTGCTGCAGCTTGAGTGCCAGCACGTCGGAAAACTGGGTCGTGAAAAGTTTGGGCAGATTCTCGGACATGGCTTTCCCGCCTGATAAGGGTGAACGTCAGCGGTCTTGCCCATGCGAGAAATCGCGCGGGGACCATCGGTTCAGCCTTGTCCTTGACGGGGGCCGTCACTCGCCCGATCGGCTTGTCCTTCGCAGGGACCGAACGCCGGGCTCTTGGGCGGGGAAGGTGCCCCACCCATTTTAGAAGTTCAACGCACCGTGTTTTCAGGCGTCGCGCACGTCCAGCATCTGCTTGCCGAGGATGCGTTTGGCCTGCTGCAGGCGCTTGAGAGCCGCCGTGTCCGACATCTGCGGCGAATGCAAACCGCCCTTGCGGGGATGCGCGCAATACGGCTTGCCGGAGATCACGCAGCCATCGACGTTGCAGCCGTCACAGCAGTCGGTCACGGTTAGGCCGGTAAAGATGCCATCAGCCTTGACGGGCTTGGGTTCGACGGCGGGGCGGGCCTTGCGGACCTTCCGCTTGACCTTGCGCTTGACGGGTTTCTTCGCAGGCGTGGGGGTTTCGGTCGAGGTGTCCATGGTCATTCTCCGATCAATGCGTTGAGACGGTCGTATTCGCGGCGTTCTTCGGCGCCGCCCTTGGTGAAGCGGTCGCCCCACGCCTTATCGGCCATCAGTTCGGCCTTGCGCGACATCGCACCCTCTCGGGTGGTGACACCGGGTCCACCGACGCCGCGCTCGACGAAGGTATCTTCGCTCGTGTTGGCGCCGATCTTGCGGAAATGCTCCATCACGGCGGCGTAGCCGACCTGTTGCTCCATCAGCTTGACGGCCTCCGGGCTGATTCCCGACCGCCGCGCGCCCTCGTTGGCCTGCAACAAATTGTAATTATACTTGTCACCCCAGTTTTTGGTCAGCGCCGCCTTGTCCTCGGCAAGTTTGGCGGCCTGCACGACGCTATCGGTGGTGGTCCGCGATTCCAGTGCCTTGGCGACGGAGGCGGCAACCGCGGCGGCGGCATCCTTGGACAGGCCGGCGGTGTGCGCGGTCAGGCGCAGCGCATCGGCCATGGCCGAATCCTTGACGGCCGACAGGTCGTAATCCTTGGCGTCCGCGGGCATACCGAGGCGCTGGCGGAAGGCCACGATTTCCTCCGGCTTGGCGTCGGCCTTCGGCATCCGGACGATCTGATCCGGCGGCGCGCCGATATGCTTTTCAGCGGCGCGGTATTGCTTGGTGAGTTCGCCGGCCAGCTTTTTCGGATCGCTGACGTCATAGCCCTTGTTCTGCCAGAAGCCGAGCGTCTCGGCCTCGATGCCGTCGTGCCACGGTTTGGCCCCTGCCGCGGCTGCGGCTGCGGCTGCTGCGGCGGCCGCCGCCCCTCCGTCTCCGGCACCGGCGGCGCCTGCCGCCTCGCCCTCGAAATGAAATCGCGGTCGGCCAGTGTGGTAATTAGGGTAGTTCATTGCCTTGTGCTCCTATAGCGGGCGTGGTGTAGCGCTCGACCAGTTGCTCCGGGGTGAGGTCGAGATGATCACGAATCCGGAGGTAGGTTTCGCGGCGGCCTTCCAGCACATAGGTGCGGTCGCGGTCGCCGGGGATGACGCAGGTTTCGCGGGCCCGACAGAAGATCGCGAGGTCGTCGAGGACTGCCTTTCCCGCGTCGGTGCCGAAGGCGAGCAGGTAAGCCCGCTTGCGGTCGGTGAGGATTTCGCCGATCTGCTCTGATGTCACATGGCACCCTGCGGCTGCTGTTCAAGCGCGCCGGATTTCGCGGCCACCGCGCGAGCCTTGATGATCGCGGCCTGGGCCGGGGCGGCCTGAATCTGTTCCTGCCGGGCCTGCTGCTTGGCGCGGTTCTGGCGTTTCTGTGCGATTGCCTGCGGATCTGCCATCAACTCTTCTGGCGTATTGTTGGTCCGCGCAACGAAAACCGAAATTTTGTCCATATCAAAGGGATCAAGCAGGCTCATGTCCTGCGTGATATTTATCAGCTCGCGTACATTTTCCAGTGTCCGCAAGGTTCCGGCAGATTTTCCGGCATTTGCGGCGTTCGCCAGTGGCGAGGTGTCGGCAACCTCGTAATAGCCATTTGCCTCGCGCAGCCGCGGCGGCATCGGGTCCAGCATGCCCATCTCAGACAATAGATCGAGTTCGCGCGGCACCATGCCGCCGACATATTCGGTGTGCTGACGCCCGAGCGTCGGGGCCACCAGCATGCCTTTTTCGTTGACGAGCTCGATTACTTGCGTGGCCGTCATGTCCGGGTGATCGGACAAGACCTTGAACAGCGAGACCAGAAACACGTCGTCGACGATGCCGCGTTCCTCCTGCATCATCTCGAGTGAAATCTTGATGTCGCCGGTGGGGAGCACATGCACCAGCGGCTTGCCATCGGACGAAACCCCGCCCTTGTTCATGGCACCGGGCCGCAGGTTCATCCCGACCAGCCCGTCGTCGGTCATCAGCAGCACCGGGTCGGCGGCGCGGTGGCCCTGCTTGAGGAAGGTGACTTTTTGGGCGTTAAGGGTTTTCAGGGCGGGGAGCACCAGCATCGCCGGGCCGCGGCCGTAGACCTCGCCCGGCGTCTGGTCGTAGCGCGACACTGCGAACGGAAACACCCGGTAGCCCTTTCCGGGCGCCATCAGGCGGTTGCCCTCGACCGAGACATAATAGGATTCGAACGGCAGCGAGCGCTCATCCAGCGCTCCCGGGTCGTAATCCTCAGCCCGCGGGCGCACGCAATGCAGGAAGCTGTAACCCCACTGGCTGTTTTCCTTGAGCGGGCCGGCGAGGTTTTCCGGTAGATATTCGCGGCCCCATTTCTGCACCGCCTGGTAGGGCGTGAGCCGGAACCAGCGGATCATGCGGTCGACCTTGCCCTGATGATTCTCGCCGTAGAAGGTCTCGCCGAACGGCACCGATTTGTAGCGCAGACCCCGCCCGCCGCCATGCCAACGGTTGTCGAAGCGGTCGACATACATGGTGGAATTGCCGAACGCGCCGAGCGACTGCCAGTTGTTGTAATTCTGCGCCGCGAAATTGGCGTAAGCCGCGTAGCGCATCCGGAACAACAGCTTGGTGGTGTTCTCGAACCATACCCGGCAGGCGCGGTCCTTCATGACATATTCGTCGCCCTGCAGACCGTGCCACTGCATATTGCGCGGGGTGACCAGCGAATCGGCGATGGCGCAGAACCGATGCAGCGCTAGCGCGCCGGTGGCATCGACCTGCTGCTGGGTCTTTTTGATGCCGGGGGTGTTGTAGTTTTGATATTGAAACGTGCCGCGCGAGGTCGGAAGGATCAGTTCGGAGACTTCCTCGCAATGCTGCCCGAGCGGGGCACGCGCGACCTGGAACTGGGAAAACTCCCGCAGGATGCCGGCAACGATCGCCGCCTCGCGGTTCGATATCACCCGCGACGCCGTGGTCAGCGCTTCCGGCGTGGCATATGGGACGACATCAGTTGACAAGGCGTTTTGCGTCCGGGTCTTTCGGGTCCATCGTCGGGTCAAGCCGGCGGTCGGCGACCACCCACTTCTTCACCGCGGCGAACAGTTCGACGCGATCGGCATCGGACAGCTTCAGGCCGTCGGCGAGGCGGCGGAAATCGTCGCGCAGCTCGGTTTCGTTGATGTAGACCGGGAAATTCTTTTTGATCCGCCCGGTGCGGGTCACCATGTCGGCTGTGATATGGCCTGACTTGGCGACCTTGCCGGCGCTGGAGAAGAACGGCGCCGTGATCGAGGTGAAGCCGGGAAACACCACCTGCAGCAGCGGCAGCAGCGCATCGTCGTAATTGTGCGCCAGCACTGATAGCAGCACGGCGGCAGTCTTGCCGGTCGCCGCGTACAGCGTGCGGCCCTGCCAGGTATCGCGCAGGTCGAATATCAGCCGCGCCTCGGGCCTAATAGCCAGCACTTTTGCCACCGATCCCGCCGAGCAGCGAGGTCACCGCCATCGAACCGGCGGGGCCGAGCAATTGCTGCTGCTGCATCTGCGCCATTCGCTTTTTGCGTTGTTCCTCGGTCTCGCCGGAGACCTGACCGGCAAGCTGGCCGCCGAGACCGAGATCGTTTGCCGCGTTGTTCGGCAGCATGGCTATGCCGCCGGTTCTTTCACGGCTGCGGCGCGGGCGTCGGCCAGTTTGGTCGCGGCGACCAGATTGGCCTTGGAGGTTTCGAGCTCGGCGGAGGCGTCCGCAACCTTCTGTTCGGCCTCGACTATCTTCTCGATCGCGGCATATTCGGCCTGCTTTTCCGCCGGCATGGCCTTGAACGGCGAGCCGTGGCCGCGCTCGATTGCGCCGCCGATGCGCGGCACGTCCTTGCCGAAATTCTTGTCCTCGAAGGCACGTAGGCGGTCCTTCGCTGTGACTGGCGCGTGCGGGGTGAACGGCTTGAAGGGCGAGGTGACCGGATCGGCGGGCTTGGTCTCGGCAACCACCGGTTCAGGCGCGGGATCGACAATCGGGGCGGCGGGATCGATGACGGTGGTGTCGGTCATGGGAAAATCTCCGGCTGGGCATGAAGATGGCCGGGACCTTCCGCGCGGGCGGGATTGTCAGCAACGCACCGTCAGAACAGCGGGAAGTCCGTACCGTCCGCAATGCCGCCCGAACTTTCGCGGATTGCGGCCTGGCCGCCGAGCCCCACCGCGCGCGCCATGCGCTTCATCATCACGGCAATCCGGGTCGCCGACAGAATATCGTCCTTTAGCTTGACGATCTGGCCGTCCTTCCTGTGATAGAACCGGCGTTCCTCGAAATAGTCAGACAGGTGGGCCGCGACCTTGAGCCGGCCGGTGCGCTCGCGCTCGTCCATCTCGATGATCCCGGCCTCGGTCGAAACCCCGCCGTGCGGTCCGTCCCAGGTCGCATGCTCGGACAGCATCTTGAGCCCGCAACGCTTGTAGTGATCGCTCAAGGGCTTGCCGTCGTCGCGGCGCTGGGTGCCGTCCTGCGGCCACGCCACCGGCACATTGATGCCGATGGGCCTCATGGCGGCGGCGTGCTGCAGCGGCAGCGCATCGGCAATGCGGATGGTGTGGTGGACGTGGATCACGTCATTGTCGACGTCCCAAAGGATCAGCACCGCGGCGAACGGGTGATCGATGCCGAAATCGACGCCCCACAGCTTTTTCCAGAACGGCGGGATATGCTCGATTGCGGCCTCGATGATCGATTCCTCGCTCGCCATGAAGATTCGCCCGCTTCCGAGCGTCGGAACGCCGCGGGCCCGAGCCTCGCGCTCGTGCACGAGATAGCCCGTCAGCATCTTGGCCCGGGTCGCTACGGGGATATGCAGGGCATCGTCGAGCGTCATGGTGGTGATGCCACGGTCGAGCGAGGGATCGTCGAGGAAGCGCAGCACCACCGCCGATCTGCCTTTCAAGGGCGTGAAGGTCAGCCACGAAATGCCGTCGCGTTCGCCGATCCGGGCGATGCCCTCGGCGTAGATGTCGAGCGGCGGTTCCTCGTCGAACCATATCCAGTCCAGACCCTCGCCCTGGAACTTCTGCCGGCCCTGCTCGTAGGATTTGAAGCGGCCGATCGAGATGCCGCCGGATTTGTGCCGGACCTGGATGGTGTCGTACGCATCGGTGACGCCGCGGGCCAGCGACGGCTTGTCGGCAAATGAGTCCTTCGGGATCATGCCGGTGCCGAACATGCTATCGACGCCGGGCGGGCCGCAGAGCTTCTTCTGCTGCACGTCGCGCACCAGTAGCGAGGTCTCGCCGCAGATCCAGCCCATGGTCGGCTGCTCGAACACCCGCCCCTTCCACTTGTCCGGATAATCCCCGGTCAGGTGACAGGCCGCCTCGAACGCGCCGGTCTCGGTCTTGCCGTTGCGGTTGCCGGCCATCAACAGCCGTTCGCGGCGGGCCAGCCCGAGGTCGAGATGAGCCCTTTGCTTCGGATGCGGCTTGAAGGACTTGAAGCGCTCGTAGGTCTCGGAATATTCGATGACCTCGATGGCGTCGATCAGTTCCTTGATCTGCTCCGGGGTTGGATCGGTCACCCGGCAGCCCCAGGCCCCGGCGACAGTTTAACCTCATAGACCAGCGAATGGGTCCATTTCAGCGGTACATCGTCCGGAAAGCGAGGATCATCCCTGCCGATGCAGTACGACCGCTCCGCTACGACGGAAAGTCCTGGTTCTCGCTTCAATAGCCGATCGCGAGCGGCATAAGCGCAGAGCCGGATCGGTTCTGGCCACGAGCTGATATCGTCCGGATATCCCTGCTCCACCATTTGCGCAGCTTCGAAAAGATCGTCAGCCATTTTTTACCTCCGAGAATTCCGCATCGATCACCTCCGGCGCCACCCCGGTCAATTTCGCGAACTGCTGCGGAAACTTCTGCCGGAACTCGGCAATCCGCGCCATCGCCTCCGACGCATCGACCTTGCGCGTCACGGTTTTGTTGACGTTGATGGTTTGCGCGGCGCCGAAGCCCGACCGGTCCAGCAGCATACCCGCCGCCTTGATCCGGTCCTTCGGCTCGATCTCCTCGTCGGTCAGCATCTTCATCAGGATGCCCGCCGCCATCAGCGATGAGGCATTCAGCCGCCGACCCGCCTCCTCGCGGATCGCCTCCTGTACCGCCGGATTGTGCGCGCAATAATGCCCGCGCACCTTGGCACCCTCGAGATGATCCGAGTAACCGGCCCGTCGCGCCGCCTCCGCATGCGAGCATCCGGGAACCTCCACCATCGCCAGCACAAAAGCCCGCTGCCGCTCGTTCAAAGCCGACATCGCCGGGCCGAATTCCAGATCGCGTTCCATAAATAACGCGGTTACGTAAAACAGGGCCACCGAACAACGCACCGCCCAGATTTTCAGCAGGCCGACCGAAATTTTGAGAAAGCCGCGTGCTAGAAGGGGAAGGTCGATTATCGCGAGCCTGAGCCTGGCGCCCCCCACCCCCACCCCACCCCGGTCTTTCAAGGCTCAAGCCTGCAAATATCGCCAAATCATCACGTTTCGCACGTGTTCGCTATCCTGCATATCGAACACGTCATAGCAATATCAATAGCTTAGCATCAATATGCGCCTGTTGCGCTATCAGCGGCTCAGCGTTGTGTGACGTACATCACACTGGTTAGGCGTGTGTTGAGTGTGATGAGCGCAATGCCGCACATCCCTCAATCTATGCGGCAGGCCTGTGATCAGGCTGTTCGTCAGGCATGTGCTCGACCCTGATGATGGGCAGGATGATGATCACCGCTGCATCCGATGGGTTGCGAGGCTCGCACGCATCTGGGTTGAGCGATCTGCGCTCATAGTCTGCGAACCTCACGACGTTCTCGCTCATGGATAGCGCTCGCTGCGGGCATTCGCCCTTGCTTGCTGAAGAAAGGCACGCGTGCGTGTGGACGCGCGAAGTGATGGCACGATTGGCGTGAGCGCTTCAACGCACCGTGCAATTGTTCAATTGGATCAGTGGCGATTGTTTGTGTGCGAACAGCAGATGGCGTGTGCGGTGCGTTGTTGGGCTGGAATTGCCACTTTACGCTCGTCAAATGGAAAAGGACGTAGAAGCACGTTCGGCGGCATTGGCGTTGATCGCGCGCGGGCTGCTCACACCAGGACAGGCGGCAGAACTGGCAGGCGTATCGAGGCAGCTCGTGCACTTCTGGCTAAAGCAGCACGGGATCAATTGGCAGGCCACACATCAGGCCAGATTGGCGACGATGTGGCGCAAGGAGATTGCGGCGCTCAATGGCCGAATCATCAAACACCCGAGCAAGCGGGCGATGCGCAGGAAGGCGCGCGACGCAAAGACACGATGGAATCGGCATCATGGGCACCATTCGTAAATACCCAACGAGATTGCAGGTGCGCTGTCCGCAGTGCCGGCATCAGGGTGTGATCGCCGTCTATCTCGACAAGCCGCTCAAGCTGAAATGCTCACGCTGCGGCAATCGCGATCCGATCGTGGTGACACGTGATCGGACACGCGTATGGTCAGGCGAACGACGCGCAAGATAAACTCTGGCGCCAGGCTATGGCGCGCAAGCGGTAGCGCGCCGCTTTTCCTTTCGTGATTTGCCGCTGGCCTTGCCGGCTTTTCTTGCCAATCTTTTGCGTTGACTTGGTGTCATCACCGACCACCGCTTCGCGCCCATTTCACGGGCCTTTTTCTTCGTGAACAGCCACGCCGGACGAACTGAACTAGCGTTGGCTAGTTGACGGGGCCTTTTCCGCTTCACCAGTTGCTGCTTGAGCGGCGCAAACCGCTCGTCGTCGACCACCAGCACCAGCGCCAGGCCCG